TGACTCTTCATCTTGGATTGCTACAGGCAAGTAACAAGAATTTTAAACGAGGAGCAAGTAACCTATGGCCAAATATAATGGCGGTATTATCGGCGTCGTAAATCCAACATCGTTTGGAAAGTGTACACAAACTATTGCTACCTCATCAACTACAGTCACAACGCAACCAGCAACTAGATTAGTTGCTTATTCAGTTGTAGCTGGTGGAGGTGGAGGTGGAGCAGGTCAATGTTCTTACGCTGGAGGTGGTGGAGCAGGTGGAAATAGAATTTGTTCATCTTTTTCAGTTTGTGGAGCAACTCCATATTCAATTACAGTAGGAGCAGGAGGAGCAGGTAGTTCTACTTGTGCAGGAACAACAGGATCAAATTCAGTTTTTGGACCAGTTACATCGGCAGGTGGTGGAGGTGGAGGATTTGGATCAGATTGCTTAACAAAAAATATTGGTAAATCAGGTGGAACAGGTGGTGGAGGTGCATCAGGAAAAACTAATCCAGTTTATGTAGGAACAGGTGGAACAGGAAATACTCCGCCAGTTAGTCCATCACAAGGTAATTCAGGTGGAGCTGGATTTGGAACATCAGCAGGTGGAGGAGGTGGAGGATCTTCTGTTGCAGGTACAAATGCAGGACCAGGTATAGGTGGAGCTGGCGGAGCAGGAACAGATGTAACTCCAATATTTGGACCAGGTTTACCTAATTCAGGAGTTTATGCTGGAGGAGGTGGTGGAGCTGGGCCATCTACACCTACAAAAGGAACTGGAGGAACTGGAGGTGGTGGAGCTGGACAAGGTTATTTAGGTAGTGCTGCAGTTGCAGGAACAGCTAACACAGGTGGTGGTGGTGGAGGTGGAGTAGGAAGTCCTATAGGAACAGGAGCAGCCGGCGGTTCAGGAATCGTTATCGTAAAAGAATTAAACAAGGCAAGTGGTGTTTGGAATATTAAAAGTGCATTTGGTGCTATCAAATCTGGTAGCTGGCCACAGACACAATGTTCAGTATCATTAGATTATTTAGTAGTAGCGGGCGGCGGGGGAGGTGGATCAACTGATTATTTAGGTGGAGGTGGAGGAGCCGGTGGATATAGAACTTCATTCCCAGGTGGATGTGCAGTAACAGCTTCTTATTATTCAGGTGCAAGTGTTCCAGTAACAGTTGGAGCTGGTGGAACAGGAGGAAGTGGAAGTGGTTCTCCTTCTATTTTTTCAACAATAACTTCAACAGGTGGTGGTAGAGGAGGAAGTTATCCAGGCGGAGCAGGTGTAACTGGTGGATCAGGTGGAGGAGGTGGAGGACCAGATGGTGGTTGTGCTGCTGGAGGAACAGGAACACCAGGACAAGGTAATGCAGGAGGAACAGGAAATTCTCCTAGATTAGCTGGAGGAGGAGGTGGAGCAGGGGCTGCTGGAACACCAGGATCTTCTGGAAGAAATGGTGGAGTAGGTTTAGCAAATTCAATATCAGGATCACCAGTGTTTTATTCAGGTGGAGGAAGTGGAGGATCTCAAGGTAGTCCAGTTGCTGGAGGTAATGGAGGAGGTGGAACTGGATCAGGAGCAACTAATCCATGGGCTGGAGGAGCAGGTACAGCTAATACAGGTGGTGGAGGTGGTGGAGCAGGAAATGTACCAGGAACACCAGGAACATATTCAGGAGGAACCGGCGGATCAGGTATAGTTATTTTAAGAGCGAGAAGCTCAACAATTATTTTAAGTGCAAGTCCAGGAACTAACACAGTTACAACACAACCTTGCGGTCAAGATGTTGCGTCGTTTACTGTTTCAGGAAGTTTGACAGCGGCAACAGCTGCAGTGTCAGGAGATTATTTAGTAATAGCGGGTGGAGGAGGAGGTGGAGGTAATTCTGGTTGGTCTAATACAGGAGGAGGAGGTGGAGCAGGAGGATATAGAACATCTTTTCCAGGAGGATCAAAATTAAAATTAGGAGCTGGATCTTATCCAATAACAGTTGGAGGAGGAGGTGCAGTATCAACACCTGCTGGAACTAAAGGAACAGCTTCAACATTTTCATCAATTACATCAGCAGGAGGAGGAGGCGGGGGTATGTCTGTTTATCCTGTAGGAGGTGCTGGTACAACAGGAGGTTCAGGTGGAGGTTCAGCTGGAGGGGCTGGTGCAGGTGCAGCAGGTAATACTCCGCCAGTTAGCCCACCACAAGGAAACCCAGGAGGAACTGGTGGACCTTATCCAGGAACATTTGGAGGCGGTGGAGGAGGAGGTGCAGGTGGAGCTGGAGGAAATTCACAATCTCCTGATTCTTATGGAGTGGGTGGAGCAGGTTCTGCTAACTCAATAACAGGAACATCTGTAACTAGAGCCAGTGGTGGAACTGGAGCTGGAAATAATAATGGTTTAGGACCTGCTACTCCTGGTGGAGGAGGGGGAACTGGATCTGGTAATACTCCTGTAAATAATGCAACAGCAGGAACAGGTGGCGGAGGAGGTTATTGTGGAGCTGGGGGATCGGGTATAGTTATTGTTAGAGGACCTTCATCAGCTAATTTCTCTGTAAGTCCAGGAACAAACACAGTTACAACATCGCCAGCACCAGATGGTTCTGCAAAAATTGCGACATTCACTGTGTCTGGAACACTTACAATTAGTTAATAATTCGTCTACTTGACATTTATCCTATAATTCATTATTTATAATTTAGAAATGAATCTACAGAACTATTTTTACTATTTCAAAGAAGCGTTGACGCCTAGATTTTGCGATGAAGTAATTAAATATGGAATTGCTCAACAAGATCAAATTGCACTTACTGGTGGTCAAACAAATAAAGTTAATCAAGGAAAACCATTAGAAGAAAAAGATATTTTAGATTTAAAACAAAAAAGAGATTCTAATATTGTCTGGATGAATGATCGATGGATATATAATGCTGTTCAACCATATGTTCATCAAGCAAATAGATTAGCTGGTTGGGGTTTTGACTGGGATTACTCTGAATCATGTCAGTTTACAAAATATGCTCCTGGGCAGCATTATGGCTGGCACTGTGACTCGTTTGAGACGCCATATGCAAATGCAGATAATAAAGATACATTTGGTAAAATAAGAAAACTTTCTGTCACTTGCAGTCTGTCTTCTCCAGAAGACTACGAAGGAGGTGAACTTGAATTTCAATTTAGAAATCAAGATGATCCAACTATTACAAGAAAATGTACAGAAATATTACCAAGAGGAAGTGTTGTTGTATTTCCTTCCGCAGTTTGGCATCAAGTTCGACCAGTTACTAAAGGAGTTAGATATAGTTTAGTGATCTGGAACCTTGGGTACCCATTTAGATAATATGCCTTACAAAGATCCATTAAAAGCAAAAGAATTTCAAAGAAAAAGATATTTAAAACATCAAGAATTTAAAAAACAATATATGAAAGAATGGAGATTAAAAAATAAACATTTATATAATGCAGATAAAGTAAAAGATAAATTATTATTAACAACTTACAAAATATCTTTAAAAGAATATCAACAAAAATTAATGAATCAAAATGATTGTTGTGCAATGTGTAAAAGACATAAAAGTAATTTTAAAAAAGGATTACATGTAGATCATGATCATAAAACAGGGAAAGTTAGAGATTTATTATGTTCTGTTTGCAATATGAATGTAGGAGTGGTAGAAAATAGATTAGAAATTATATTAAAATATATAAAAAAACATAACAAAAAACTTAACTAAAGGAGAGAGAAGATGGCAAAAACAGATCAATTAAATTCATCAATATATTTTTCAACACCTGTTTATTCTATTGAAATTCCAGAATGGGTAGATCATGTAGATAAAGTTTGTGATAAATATATTAAAGCTGCAAAAGATAATAATAAAAAAGCAATTAAAGAACGTGAAAAAGAATTAGGTAAAAAAGTAGGTGATTTTGGGATGGCGCATCACAGCACATCTTTAGTTGGAGATCCTGATTTAAAAGAATTACAAGAATATATTGGTTCAACTTCATGGAATGTTTTAGATCATATGGGTTATGATTTAACTAATTATGAATTATTTTGGACAGAATTTTGGGTTCAACAATTTGCAGAAAAAGCAGGTGGTGCCCACAGTCCTCACGCACATTATGATAATCACATTAGTGGTTTCTATTTTTTAAGGTGTTCAGATAAAACATCTTTACCAGTATTTCACGATCCTCGTCCAGGCAAGCTCATGACACAATTACCACTGAAGAATGAAAAAGAAATTACGTTAGGAACTGACAAAATCCATTATCGTCCTAAACCAGGAACAATGATTTTTATTCCAGCGTATTTAACACATGAATATATCGTAGATGCAGGAGTTGAAGAT